CAGATATTTTAATAATAGATCCGGTAGCAGGTACTGCAACCAGAAGTAACATGGGTGCTGATTTAACTGGTAAATGGTATGGTGGAGTATTAGCACCAAATGGTAATATCTATGGAATTCCTTATAATTCTACAGATATTCTAATTATTGATCCGGTAGCAGGTACTGCAACCAGAAGTAACATGGGTGCTGATTTATCTGGTACTCTTAAATGGATCGGAGGAGGTCTGGCACCAAATGGTAAGATCTACGGAATTCCTTATAATTCTACAGATATTCTAATAATAGATCCAATAGCAGGGACGGCAACAAGAAGTGCCATGGGTGCTACTTTAACTGGCACTAATAAATGGGCCGGAGGAGTATTAGCACCAAATGGTAAGATATATGGCATTCCCAATTATTCTTCGAATATTTTAATAATAGATCCAGTAGCAGGTACTGCAACAAGAAGTAACATGGGTGCTAGTTTACCTGATACTAATACATGGGCCGGAGGGGTACTAGCACCAAATGGTAAAATTTACGGTATGCCGATCGAGACTACAAATATTTTACAAATAACACCAGAATTAAATACATCTGCTGTTAATATACCAATTGAAAGATGTATTAGTGCATATTACAATAAATTTTAAATAAATATTTTTATGGAACAAACAATATATTATTGCTACGAGAAAGAAACTGGAAAATTTGCAGGTTCTGGAACTCCCTTTTATGATACAGAAACTGTAGGATGTACAACAGAGCCATGCCCGAATTATGAACAAGATGTTAATTTTCCTTATTGGGAAAACAATGCTTGGATATTAAAAGCAGTTTAATTTAAGGTATGGTAACAATTGCTTCATTAAGTGCTATAAATAACCCGACTCTTGATGATAGAGTTATTGTTGTTAATGACGGTGTTACCAAAACAGCATCTCTTGCAAATTTAAAATATAATTTTTTTACTTTACAAGAAAGTACAAGTTCAACAAGAAGTACAATGGGTGCTACTTTAACTGGTACTGTTAAATGGTTTGGAAGCTGCCTAGCACCAAATGGTAAAATTTATGGTATTCCTAGAGAATCTGAAGATATTTTAATTATTGATCCAATTGCTAATACTGCAACCAGAAGTACAATGGGTGCAAATTTAACTGGTACCGATAAATGGATTGGTGGTGTCCTAGCACAAAATGGTAAAATTTATGGAATACCTAGAGACTCTGAAGACATATTGATTATTGATCCAATTACTAATACTGCAACCAGAAGTACAATGGGTGCTAATTTAAGCGGTTCTGATAAATGGATTAGTGGAGTCCTAGCATCAAATGGTAAAATATATGGGATACCTTGCGATTCTACAGATATTTTAATTATTGATCCAGTTTCGAACACTGCAACAAGAAGCACAATGGGTGCTAATTTAAGTGGAAATGATAACTGGTTAGGTGGAGTACTAGCACCAAATGGTAAAATTTATGGGATACCTTATAGTGCTACGGATATTTTAATTATTGATCCAATTAATAATACCGCAACCAGAAGTACAATGGGTGCTACTTTAACTGGTACTGCTAAATGGAATAATGGAGGTGTTTTGGCTTCTAATGGTAAAATTTATGGGATACCTTATAGTAGTACAGATATTTTAATTATTGATCCAATTAATAATACCGCAACCAGAAGTACAATGGGTGCTACTTTAACTGGTTCTAATAAATGGGTCGGTGGAGTACTAACACCAAATGGTAAAATATATGGGATACCATTTAGTAGTACAGATATTTTAATTATAGATGCAATTGCAAATACAGCAACTATAAGCAATATGGGTTCTGATTTAACTGGTATTGGTAAATGGGTCGGTGGTATCATATCATCAAATGGTAAGATTTATGGAATACCTTATGATAGTACAGATATTTTACAAATAACACCAGAATTTAGTCAAACAACATATATCCCAATTGATATATGTTTAAGTTCTTATTATAATAAAAATTAATTATGCCAGATTTAAAAATTTCACAATTACCCGTTGCAATAAATCCGTCTTTGGATGGTTTAATTCCTACTGCTGAAAACACTGGAACAGCTAATAATAATATCACATTGGGTACATTTAGAAATGATTTATTCACTCAATTCCCTACTGCTTCTGCAACAAGAAGCAATATGGGAGCTACTTTAACAGGTAGTGCTAAATGGTTTGGAGGTGTACTAGCACCAAATGGTAAGATTTATGGTATTCCTTATAGTTCTACTGATATTTTAATAATAGATCCAGTTGCAGGTACTGCAACAAGAAGCAATATGGGTGCTGATTTAACTGGTACTCTTAAATGGCAGGGAGGAGTTCTAGCACCAAATGGTAAGATTTATGGTATGCCAAATTATTCCACAGACATTTTAATTATTGATCCAGTTGCAGGTACTGCTACCAGAAGTAATATGGAAGCTACTTTATCTGGTACTCTTAAATGGTTTGGAGGTGTACTAGCACCAAATGGTAAGATTTATGGTATTCCATTTAGTTCTACAGTTATTCTTATTATCGATCCGGTTGCAGGTACTGCTACCGGAAGTGCAATGGGAGCTACTTTACCTAGTGGTGGTGATAAATGGATTGGAGGAGTCTTAGCACCAAATGGTAAAATTTATGGTATTCCATATGGTTCTACAGATATCCTTATTATAGACCCAGTTGCAGGTACTGCTACAAGAAGTGCAATGGGTGCTGATTTAACAGGTTCTTCTAAATGGCATGGAGGAGTTCTAGCACCAAATGGTAAGATTTATGGTATTCCATGGAATTCTACAGATATTCTTATTATAGACCCAGTTGAAGGTACTGCTACCAGAAGTGCAATGGGTGCTGATTTAACAGGTGGTGCTAAATGGCAGGGAGGAGTTCTAGCACCAAATGGTAAAATTTATGGTATTCCACGTAATTCTACAGATATTCTTATTATAGATCCGGTTGCAGGAACTGCAACCCGAAGTGCAATGGGAGCTACTTTATCAGATGGTAATAAATGGATTGGAGGAGTTCTAGCACCAAATGGTAAGATTTATGGTATGCCATGGTATTCTACAGATATTCTACAAATAACATCTGAATTAAATGCAAGTTGTAATATACCAATAGAAACTTGTATGAGTGCATATTATAACAAACTTTAATCAATTATATAATCTTTTTTTATATACACGTTTAAAATTTTGTATTTTTAACTAAATATTATAGAGCAAAATGGCTACTTTAATATCCGGTAATAATACAGCAGAACCTAGATTGTTTATATCTAATTATAATACATTAGTAAACAGTTCTGTTTTTTTTAAATTTGAATTACCTACTTCTTTAAATAAGAATCTAAAGATTACTACATTAAAATTATATACTGGTGATTTTGATGTAAACACAAAAGAAGCAATATATACTAAACTAGATTTAGATGATACTACTATCAACTTATTAGATAATTTAACATATACTTATAAAAATATAGGAACATATAATGTTTCTTATTCTGTTAAATATTCAAATGGTTCAGAAAAAACATTTTATACAGACACACCTATAACTGTTTTAAAAAACTGGCCATCTTTTAATCAAGAAAACATAAGAATACTTGGTGAAAATATATTAACCCTTCCTTATACATTTGAGCAAATTCAAATAAATCCTAATGAATTTGGTGTTCATAGCATATATAACAATTCTATAAAAAAATTAATAGATTGTTTAAATTATTTAAAATCAAATACAAGAATTTTAAACTCAAAAACACCTTCTTTATATTATGGTTGGTTGGGATTAAATGGTTCAAGACCATCAGATGGTTTATGTTGGCATACACCTGATTACAGAAAAGAATACTATTCTAATACAACAGCCGTTCCTGGATTTTCTGAAATAAGGGATATAGCAGAAACAAGTTCTTTGCTTTATATTTTAAATAAAAACGGATTTAAAATATATAAAAATTCTAACAAATTACAAGAAGTAAAATTTGATAACTATTCCGATATTTTTAATACATTTACTAACATAATATCTATGGATATAGATAGTTTAGGAAAAAAAATCTATTTAATAGATTCTTTTCAGAATAAATTGTGTAGAATAGATATAGACTTTGATTCTACTAATAGTTTATATGAAACATATAATCCAATTTTATCATTAACAAGAATAATCGGTTCTTATGGTGATGAAGTTGATCCATTTACTTTCAATAATCCAACACAAGTTTTATTTAATAATAATATAGTTTATGTTTTGGATTATAATAATAGATGTATAAAATCTTATAGTGATAAATTAGAATGGATTTATACATACAGACCTTCGGTTTTTAATGATAATATTCCATTATCTATTGCAGTACATAAAAGCACTAATTCTTTATATGTTTTAACAAAAGACAAAATTTATATAATACAAAATAGAACAAATACAATAATATCAACATTAAACATATCTAATATTTCTTCATTAGTTCCTAAAAAAATATTTTTCGATCAGACCGGTGAATTCTTTTATGTAATAACATCACTTTCTTCATCAAAGGGTGCTATTTTGGGTGGAAGTGGTGATTCTAGTATTGTTTTTAAATATACTGCTCTTGGATTATATATGGATTTTTTAGAAATTCCAAAACAACAATATAATACAGGAAAAAGCGGCCTTAATAGAAGTATTTTTTTAGCAACTGATAAAGCTATAGTAAAATGTCAGGAAATAACAGATATTGTTATAACAGGTGAAGGTCTTGATACACAATATTGGACAGATGATCAAATTTTGATTAAACAAGACGAAATGGTTCAAGATTTAGTCATAAATAGAGTTTTTAGTAGATTATGTCAAAACATAGTAACATTTAAAAATTCATTGGAATCAAAATTAGAATTAACAGAAGAATCCACTCCTGCTGGTATTATTACATATTTTAGATCATATCCTGTTTCTTCTAATGAAAGACCAAATTTAGGATATGATGTTGAAAACAATACAGTAGAAGTTGGTGTTAACGAAATACATTCTCCTTCTGTTTTAAATAGAGAATTTAAAAAAATATATGATTCATTATTACAAATAAAATATTTTTTGGACATAGAAACAAAAACGGCAGAAAGTGAAATAGGAAAAAATTTAGATAAATGTAATTCTGCATTTTGTTGGTCATGGAAAGCTATGTCAACATATAATTTAAAAAGACCAATGATAAGAACATGTAATATTAATCCAATTTCTTTTAGAGAATTAACCACATCATTTACATCTACATATACACAGACAAAAAATTGGAGTAATGCAACGAGTTCTTGTTGTTCTAATGTAAAAACACCTATTTAAATTATTTATACAATATGAATTTAAAATTATACGAAACTACATTAAATTTAACAGATTCTACAAGGTTAATTGAAATTAATTCTCGTGTACCATTAAATTTAACTGTAAATCCATTTAATATGAAGAAAACTCCTACCAGTAATGAGTTTGATTTTTCTTCCAAAATATCTAAAATAGTTTATGATTGGGGTGATGGTGTTATAGAAACACAGAAAGCAATTCCTGCATCATTTTCAGATCCACAAACTACAAATTATCCATTTGTAAAAGAAAAAGGAGATCCTAGAAATTTTATTAAAACTCATATTTATAATTTTAGCAGTTCAGATTATTATCAAATAACACAAACATTTGAAAAACTAGTAGATTTGAATGTTTATGCTTATATGTATGGTGTAAAAGATCCAATAACATATAAATTTAGAATAAGATTATCTGCTCCCAGATTAGATGGATCTAAAACTGGGTTTTTTAAGAATTTTCATTTAATTTACACTAAAATGTTTGATTTAGATAATAAAATTCTTTATGTTTTTGAAGGAAAAGACCCATCTTGGATATTTCCTGTATTAGTTGATTGGAGAAAAAATACAGTATTGTACGATGCTGGACAAGAGTTAATAGATTATAATAAATTTGAAATAAATATATAATAACATAATGGGAAAATATTTTACACAAACTTTTTATGAAAAAAACAACCAACCTGGTGAATTGTGGGTAAGGGATGTTAATAATAATGTTAAACCAGTTTCTGAATTTTTATCTAATGTTATTACAAAATATAAACCATTATCTTCTAATTATATAAGCAGTAATAACTATGCCAATATAAATACAGATTTTTATAATAGTTTAATAGATAGTAAAAACATTTTGCGTTTTGATATCATGGATGATGTTTTATTTTTAGAAACATCTGTCGGTAATATATTTGAACAAATAACCACAAACTCTTCTGGTGCAATAATACCAAAAAATCAAAATAACAATTTTTCATCTTCAGAAAATTTAACAAAAAGATTTGGATTTCCCGACTATTGGTACGATGAATCAAATAGAAATATATTTATTGCATCAAATAAAATCGATTCGTATTCAAATTTTATAAAAATTGGTTATATAATTGAAGTTTTTGATATTAAAAATTCAATTTTAGATATTAAATACTATTTTAACATTAAAATAAATTTTGGAAGTGATTATGTATATAAAGATTTTCCTGTAATGGAACCTGTTAAATTAACATATAACAAAAGCACAAAAACATTTAATCTATCTCATATATTAAGAGGAGCAAATAAAGAATTTGGTTTAATAAGTATTAATGTTATAAAAGATCAAAACCTTAATATTAATAAATATAATGCATTATTGCCATTTAAAAATCCTTTAAATATAGAATATGAAATTGTTTCTCAAAAAAAATTATCAATCTCTTCTGACGTATCATGATAGCAAATGTTTATAAAAATGCCAAATATTTTTACTGGTATCCTTTAAAATTTAACTTTCAAGGATTCCAAATAGATTCTATTAAAGAAACATATTACTTTAATAATGGAACAAGATTTAATGGCCATTCTTTTTTATATCAAGCTATGGATTATGCTAATAATAATCAAACCAGCTTGGTATTGACAGACGTATTATCATCTTCAGATATATTTAGAATTAAAGAACAACCAAAAGACAGTAGCAAATTAACAGAAATAATAAGCACTATAAGTGTTAATACTGGTTTTGTAGTGTCGCCATTTACTGATTCAGTAAAAAAATATTTGCAGGTAACAAATAGAACAAAATTTTCTGATGTTGATGTTTTAAAATTTAAAATAGATCCAACAAATAACGATTTGTTATATATAGAAAACAAAGAAGGTCTTGTTTTGCAGTGTGATGGTGTTGGTGAATATTTAACATATTTTTCTCTTAAAATAGAACCCGAATCTGATAAACAAAGATTTGAGTATTTTTTAAACGATGATGGAAATATAATTTTATTTTTGGCTGGTTCAAATAATAAAAAAATATTATCGTACAGTCAAAATGGACTTTTATATTTTAATGATATTACATTAAATAAACAAGAATTTAGAATTAAAAATGAAAATATTTTTAAATTAAATTCTTATAAAAAATTAAATGTTAATAAAAATTACATAAATAATAGCAAAGTAGTTGAGTATATAAGTACTCCAATAGAACCAATAGATTCTTTAATAAAAGATACTACAGTAACATCAAATGAATATAGTCAAAATTTTCTTTTGATGTTTCCTACAGAATCTCCAAGTATTATTAATGATGAAGCTAATTATAATGTAGATTATTGTGGTCTTAAAAATTATCAAAATATAAATTATGATTATACAAAAGGACCATATTTTGTAGAAGATAATCCATATATAAGAAGACTATATTGGAAGATACATACAGGAACTAATCAACAGACTGGTTATGATGAAATATACTTGAGTTATACTTCAAATAGTACAAAAATATCTTTTCCTTCTGACAGAGAAACTGAATTTCAGTATCCACCGACATCACCAAGAGTTGAATTAAAAAACGCAAATTTAATAGAATCTGGTGCTATTTCAGGTGAACATCCTATATCATCTGACAGAATATATGGTCTTTCTATAAATTATAAAGACACACTTCCTGGATTATCTCAACCAGTGTCTTTTTTCAGAGAAACTGGCACTTGGTTATGTTCTTGGTTAAGAAGAATGCCTAATGGAAAGTCTCAGTGGGTTGATAGATATTATAATTCTGCTTATCACACTTTAGACACGGCATTATCATCTGATTATTTTCAATACTTTGATAGACTTGATCCAAAAAAACCATATGTATATGATGTTGAATCTAATTTAATGTTAGAACCAGGGGCAAGATACAAATATTTTAGACAAGGATTAAATAGTTCCAAGCAATTTTTAAATTATTTGGATTATACAACAGAAACCTCATACGGTTCTAAAACTCTTCATATTAATAAATGGAATGGTTCATATCTTGATGATATTTCAAAGTATGAGCATGATGGAATAATTGTTGGGTCTAATTCAATTCAACCAAGCCCTAACCATTTTGTTCTTAATGGTAGTAATCATGCTATTTTTCCAGCAACTTCTGATTTATTAGAAAATAAAAAACTAACTGTGTCTTTATGGTTAAACGTAGATAATTGGTCTAATATTTATGGTTGGCAAATTTTTGGAAACTATTATGATGGTGGTTGGGGATTAATAAATGACAATGGTCAAATAAGTCCAATATTAACATTTACAGAAAACAAACAAAGAAGAACATATTCATTAAACTATAGAGCAGGTAGTGTTAATTCTTTTGATTTTTCAAATTACCCAAATGCTAATTTTGAATGGATAATAAGTTTACCGAATTTTAATTATTGGTTTGTAGATACAAATAACAATTTGGCATATAGAGTAGATTGTAATGGTAAGCTATTAAATAATGATTTGAATAATATTAAAAAGTACATAACCAAGATTGATTATGTTACTGTTGATAGAAATTTAAATCTTCATATTTTTGATAGAAATAACGGTGTTATTTTAATAATAAGCGAAACCGGTAATTTTGTAAAAGAAATAGAAGGTGTGTATAAAGAAAAAATAGATTTCAGATCAGACAATTCTATTGTATATTGTGATTCATATATTAGTGTTATAGATAATGATGATAATTTATGGGATATAGTTGGTCAGAATTTATATAAACTTACTGACTATAATTCATCTCAAAAAATTTATACGAACAGAACAGTAAAAGCTTATATAGATAAATGTCAATCCATAACATGTGATAGTGATAATAATATTTGGCTTATTACAAAAAATAATACTTTATTAAAATTTAATACAACAACAGAAAAATTTGAGGTTAATAAAAAATTAATAGATGATTTTGTTCCAGTTAATCAAACAAAACAATACTCTTATATAGGTATAATAAGAACATCTTCTACAGAATTTTATAAAGATTGTTTAGATTTACAAAAACCATTGTATGATGTGGTAGTAGTTGTAGATTCTGTTAATTTTAAATTATATTATTTTCAAACAACCGGAGAAATATTGAAAAAAATAGATATACGATCATACATAGAAAATGATGAATTAAAATTTAATACTGATTGGAATTTTTCTGCTAAAGGAGATATTACTGGTTTTGACTATTTAAGAAAATTTAATAATCCATCATTAAAAAATATAACATGGAATGTAAAAACATCTGATAATTTAAAGGAAAAATTTAATGTTTTAACATTAAAACATAATGTTTCGTCTCTTCCCAGTGGATGGCATCATTTTTGTTTATCATTTGATGGACTAGAAGGAAATTGTACATATTATATAGATTCTATAAAGGTTGATACTAAAACTTTTGCTAAAAATAGTATATTATATTATAATTTTCTTTCACCTTTATTATTAGGTTCTAGTACTGTTAGAAGTACAAGTTTAAATGATTTGGTTAAAATAGAAGATGGTTATAAATTTAAAGGTAAAGTTTCTGAATTAATGATTTATAATAAATCATTAAATAGTTCCGAAGTAGAACAATTATATTTTTCTGATAGTAAATCTTTAAATAGAGACTCATTAAATTGGAATATTTATGTAGGAGAACGAGACTATATTGAAAAGATAAATCATTTTTTTAAGTATCAATTACCAGGAAATAAGAGTAATTATTATAATATAAATATTCACAACTTAAACGTTTCCAGAACAATAAAAAATATGATTGAAAATGATATTAGACAAAATATAAATAAAATTTCTCCTTATAATACATTTTTAAATAAAATAAACTGGTTATGAACTTTGATCTTTTAAATACATCATGTCAAAATGCAATTTTAATATCTGAAGATTATTGTTTAGATAAATCATTTGATATTATAGATAAAAATTTACAAAAGATAACACAAGATCTTGAAAGTTCTTCTTTTGATATAGAAAAGTTTGTTATTTTAAAACAACGATATGATAAAAACAAAAATCTCTATAACAAATTTATAACATTTACAAGACAATTTAGTTCAAGATTAATTAGCACACAAAATACATATAATAATTATAAAACAATATGGGAGAATTCTTCCACTCCATTTGAAATTATTTTTCCAGAAATTATTGAATTATCAGAATGGGGAACATTTAATAAAGGTAATGGAGTTTTATTAGAAAATAAAACTACTTCTAAAAAAGTAGTTAATGATTTATCTAAATGGATAAATGATAAATTTCCTGAACAAAAATATGGTATATACAAAAACATTAATGTAAATGTTTTTGTATATACTGATATTCCAAATAAATTTAATTTTAAAGCTAAACATAAAGAACTCTGTGATACATCATATAATGATGCTTTCCTTCTTAAGTGTGGTGGAAAGGGTGTTAGTGGTCCTGGATGTAATAAAATGGCGACTGATGGGCTAGGAAGGCCCACAGGAGGAGGACGATGTGGAAACTTGGGAGAGTTTTGTACAAATGAATGGATAGATTCAAAAGGAACCTATGGGGGTGTTACTGGAACAAAAAAAGCTAAAACTACTGGCCAAACTACTGGATACTGTAGAGGATGGCCACCTGGCCAAGAACCCGAAAAAGCTTTTTCTGCGAACGGAAGACCATTTTCCGGTAAAATGTTGCAGATAAACTCTAGTTTAGAATGTCTGTTTGATTTTTATTTATTAGGTTATAATCAAATTAAATATACTATAAATAAAGACAATATATGGGAAAGAATTTAATATGTCTAAAATACCAATTTTTTCTTTGAACAAACAAACAGATATAGGAAATTCTATTAATCATATTAATAATAATTTTTCTATTTTACAAAAAAATATTGATGAGCAGAAAACAGATCAACAAGAAGTGCAAGACTTTGTTGATTCTATTCCACAATTTTTTTCTGATTTAAAATATTCTTATGATTTTTTTAAAAAAAATTATGATACATATAAAGAAACTATGGAGGTTTTAATTAATAATAAAGAAAAATATTTAAAACCTATAATTACAATATATCCAGAAAAATTTAGATACGACAACGACAAAGTTAATGCAAATTATATTCAAAATGTTCTGTATAATTGGGTAACAAAAAATTATAAAATATCAAACAATAAACTTACAGAAAAACCATATTATGTAGAAGGTCAAAGTATTATTGTTTATTTTTTTAGGTCTTCAGAATCAATACAAAAAAGCACAACAGTAAGAACAACTGATTATACTGTTTGTGTAACAGGAGAGCAAAAAATAAACTTGGATTGTAAACAAGAAACTGTAGGTAAAGTATGTAATGGTAGGTGTGGTTGTTTTGATTGTGGTGGTCCTTTAGAATATAAACAAACAGTTACACTAAAAAATTGTTTTTATAATGATAATGGAATTAAAAGCAATGGTGTAGTTAGGTCAATATCATCTAATGTTTCATATGAATATACATCTTATATTGAAAATTATGTTGAATTTGTTAGGTTTATTGTTGAAGATTGTACGTGGAAGGTAGATAATAGTCCATCTTCTTCAATTTCACCTTATAAAAATTTATATGCAGATACTCCATTACAATTTATAGGAAATTCTGATTATATTGTTGCTGATAATTCAAATGAAGAAATATATACGTTTAATTAAAAATTATAAAAGATAAATAAATAATTATGCCTACAATTAAAAAAAATTTTAACACATTTCAAGAAGATACCAATATATCATTAACAGATAAACTTGTTGGTTTTTCAAAAACATCATTTGGTGGAGAAAGAAAATGGTCATTTCAGTCTTTAATAAACAATATTAATACAAAAGGAAATTCAGCAGTAAAAGCTTGGGTTCAATATGACATAAATAATGACGTATGGATACCTAGATCTAGTTTTAATGTTGCATCTGTTACTAAAGGAACCCACCCAACCAATAGCTGGAATTATTATGTTTCGAATATAAATTTTATAACACCAATGAAAACAAAAGATTATTGTGTTGTTGCTTCTTATAATTTTTATAGTCCATCTCGTGATATATACAATAATTATTGGAGCGAATTATGGCCTATAAATGCAATGCCTTATACTGCATCTCAATGTAAATTGTATCATTACTCTTCTCAATCATATTCACATGTTTATCCGTATATTATAAGTGTGGTAGTAATAGGAAACATGTAAAAATTAAAATTATGAAAAAAATACTTTTTCCATTAGAAAATAATAAGTTAGGAATTTGTTATGCTGCAACAGAAGAAATTCCAATAGAGGATATAATAAAAATATCTATTCCTGAAAATACACCACATAAAATAGTGGATGATATTGATGTTTTGTCACCGTTCATAAATTGTTGTGATTTTGATATTGAAACTGGATATAAAATAAATATAGAAAGATGTAAAGAATTGTGGGTACATATTTTTAGAGAAGAAAGAACTCCTATTTTACAAAAATTAGATATTGAATTTATGAGAGCAGTTGAATCTAAAGACGAACAAAAACAAAAAGAAATATCCGAAAAAAAACAAGCACTTAGGGATGTTACATTAATACAACTTCCAAATACTTTACAAGAACTTAAAAATACTTGGCCTGAAATTTTAGGAAAATCGCCATTTATTTAAAATTATGAGTGTATTAAATATTGATTTAGATGATAATGTTGGAGATGGTTTAGCTAAAATAAATTATAATATTTTATCTTTATCAAATGATACATGTAAAATTAAATCTAATCAAAGTAAAAATTCAAAATTTTTAAATGAATTTGAATCTTTTTTAAATAATCTTGATCAATTTTTAGGAAATTTTGATTTTGATTTATTAGAAAAAATGGATTCTACTGTCTCTTTATTAAGTAGTTATTGGACAAATTTTGAATTTAGTGTAATATATCCATTTAATCCAGTAACAGGCTATATTTCTTCTTTAACTAAACAAGGAGACTTGGGAATAAAAAAGTCTAGTGATATTAGTGTACAAAAGACAAATTTAAATTCATGTCTTATAAACAAAAAATTAGTAAAAACAACATCAGAAGCAAATGAGGCTATATCATATAATCAAATATTATATGTTCTGAGAGACGATAATGGCCAATTTACCTCTTGGGATTTTTTAGATTCTTCTAAATTAGTAAATATATCAACTGATAATCAAAACAATATTTTTTATAATGGAAGATTAATAGATGTTTATTATCTTCCCAGATATAGTGCCATAATATCATCTTCTGTAAATCCTTCACTTAACAACTTTACAATAAATTTTAATACAAAAGCTGTAACATTACAAAATAAAGTTATATCATATGTTAAAACTAGTTTAAGTCAAAACTCTTTATTAAATTATGTTACTGATGTTAGTAAATCTATAACATCTACTGGTATATCCGATGTTACTTCATATGCTCCTAACGTTGAATCGTTGTCTAAACTAATACCAGCAAATAATGTTGAATATGGTTCAATTATTAAAAAATTAAATACTGTTATACAGCAAAACAACTTAAAAGATAATGTATTTGTTAATAGTTTATGTTTAACTTTTTTGGATAAAAACTATCCAGCTTCTAAATATGTTGACGGAACATCGGTTACTGTTGTGTTTTTGTTATATAATCAAGTGGGATTTGATTTGGTATATAGTAATGACAAATGTTATTACTATAACTATCCAGACATGGCTAAGAGATTATCAAAAAACAATACATATAGAGGTAGCAATGTTGATTTAGTATCACCTAGTTCAAATTCTGAACATAATGTAGTTTTTAATAAAACAGATTCTTATATAGAAAAAATATCACATGTAAAGTTTGTTAAAAAAAGCAACTTTATAGATAAAAAAAATACAAAACATTATTGGGAGTTTGAATCTATTAGTAATGGGTCTTTATATAAACCGGGTTCTTTGGAAATAAAAACAGGATTTACGTCTGCTCCTATATATACAAAAAAACCAGCAACTTTACAAGAAATCCAAACATTTCCAACAACATTCTTAACAAAAAAAGAAGATATACTAACAACTAAGCAAGGTGATACTTTTTTACTTGCTGGTTGATTTTTATATAAATAAGATAATTAAAATATATGGCAAATAAAACTTTTGGAGACTTACCAGCTAGATCAAATATCTTAGATGATGACTTTTTTATAACAAATAGAACCAGTGATGCTAATTTTCCAGAAGCAAGAACTGGTATAAATGTATTAAAAAATTATTTATATCCAGGACTTATAATAAAAAACACTAAAATTAAATCATCTAAAGAGTTTGATGTAAAAGTAACATCTCAATCAATGACTGTTCAAAATGGAACTAATTTAGTTACATTTAAAGATTATAAAAAATCAGTTCATGGTTTATTTCAGATAAAAGCTACTCAATCAAAAGGAACCGGAGTAAACATTTGTTTATATTCTTTAACTTATGTTCCTAATGATAAAAAATTTACACAAACACAATTTTATTTTAACGAATTATTAGAAGTATCAAACAGTACTAATACTGTTACTATTACTCCACAACCACAACATTTGTTTATTGATCCTTTTATTCCTAATGGAACTGGAAGTTTTAAAATAGATATTGGATTTTTAGAAACTAATACTGCAAAAAAATGTAAAATAGATGCTTCCATTTTACTTTTTGAAACATTTTAAGATATATTATGAGAGATATAACATGGGACAAAATAAAACAAATAAGAAATCTTCTTTTGCAAAAAAGTGATTGGACTCAATTGATAGATGTTGATCTGTCTGAAGAAGATAAATTAAAATGGAGTGTATATAGAAAAGAATTGAGAGATATTACAGAAACATTTAGAAATCCATCCGAAGTACAATGGCCTATTTCTCCTGATAATTCTAATACGAATGAATAATAATCCATATCTTCAATATAGACATTGTGAGGGGCTTGGTGATATAGTTGCATGTACCTTACATAGTAAATTATTGTCTTCTATCACTAAATTTTTAACAGGTAAAACAGAAATGTGTTATTCTTGTGATAAAAGAAGAAGATATTTAAATTTTGTATTTCCTATTGGTGTATGGAAATTATTTTTTAAAAATTATGATGAGAAGATAAGGGATTTGCAAAAATATTTTGTTGTTAATGACGACGAAATAGAAATAATAGAAGATGATGTACATGAATCTCCACAAAACTCAAATAATATTTTAAATGGAAATATTGTTTTTCCTGATTCAAAAGAAGGTTATTTAATAATAAATAATAGTGAAATAGAAATAGAAAACTTTATATATAAAACAATAATTTATAAAAAAATATGAATTTAACACCAATAAACGTATATATAAATTCTAATTTAGAACAAAAAAATAATTCTGTTAAAGAATTTTCTTTGTATTTGTGTGATATTTTAAATTCTATTAAATTATTACATTGGTATTCTAATGAATATAATCTTCATAAGATACTAGACGAAACATACGAATCTTTTGATGATCTTTTTGATAAACTAATAGAAGAAATTATAGGAATAACAAAAAAAGCGAATAATTTTTCTTTAGAATTTCCTAAAAGAGATGTTAAAAAAGTATTAGAATCTTGTTGTTTAGAAGAACAAATAAATGAATTATTAAGTATTTTAGCGTCATTAGAAAATACAATTAAAAATAATAATATGGATAATTTTATTAAAAATAATTGTTTTAATGGTATTAATAATACTATAGAAGAAATTTTATCAGTTTCCAATAAATGCAAATATTTAATCGGTATGATTAAATAACCGTTATTCCATAAATTCTGCTTGGTGGAATAGCTTCGGTTTTAATGTCTTGTTCAAATATAATCTGTTCCACCTCATCAAATGGATCTACGTTTGTCATATAACCACTAGTTAAAGGTTTAGTGTAACTTATATATCTAGCACTTGTGTCTGATATAAATGATCCATACCCCGCTTCATTTTCTATTATAATATCCAAATTTCCTAATGTTTCTATAGATGAAAATGGTAAACTTAAAACTAATGTGTTATTATCGACTATTTCAAAAGAAGAAACAGCATATCCTAAAAATGGTGGATAATATGGTTCTAACGAACTGATTCCAATGAATGGATTAAAAAGTGATGGTGGTTCTGGAAATAATAGATCATTTGATGCACTTAAATAAACCGCTCTTGTAAAAGAGAGGTGCTGTCCTGTAATATATATTAGTTTTTCTTGATTGTATACTTCTGCAAACTTTTTTTGTATTGTAAGTGGTCTTAAACACTCTAATTGAGGTCTTGCTGATAGATTTACTGTATATGATTCATATTCATCTAAGTCTGTTATTAAATCACAAGACATTATATCTTCATCAACTACTGGAACATAATCAGTATTTATATAATAAATCTTTTTAAGAGTTTCGGTATATTGATTGCTTTTAAATAACCAACCTTTAATAGTAAAAGAAGTATCTGCTGTTATTCTATATGACTGATTTGGTCCAATATCAGTAGGATACGTTACATTTACTGTTCCAGACCATAATATCTCGGTTCTTATCTCATAATCATTATTATAAGAAACAGGCATTACCCATGAAATAATAATATAAGGATCACAGTATGGTATAAAATTAGACAATACCTGATCCATATCTGTTTGAAATTTTGTTATTATAGACATGTTTATTCCAATGTTTATTGGAACTGGTTGTCTAATATTTCTTTTAAAATAATCGTTTGGTCCACTTATTGATACTGCATCAATATTAAATCCGTTTGTTTTGTTGAAAACTCTTGTCTGATCTCTTTGTATTCCATTTATATTTATGGCAATAGCTGGTACTGTTATTCCACCAGGGGCTGGTGTTCTTAAAGATTCTAATACTCTTTGTTTTGGAGCATATACAAATTTTACCTTAAATTCATCTTCTTGTATTGTTTTGGTTTTGTCGAAACGTTTTATTAGTATGTCATTAAAAGCACCAGCAAATTGTTCTACTAGTGTTTGAATTTCTTTATTATATGTCCAGCTTTTCACTTATATATTTAGTGTATTCTATTTAAAAAATGCTTTGGTAATGAACTTTTGTTAGTAGTTATTGCTTTTGTTGCATTACCGTCCAATATATAAGTTATAGAATAATCGTCTTTTGATCTAGTACACCTACCAGCCATTTGTACTAGTGTATTTAACATATAAAAACAATATTGATTAGGATTTGAATCAAATTTCTTTTTAATTCTTTTAGAACTAAGTGGAAGATATGGTGCTTTTAATATGATCTGGAATCTTCCTAAATCTCCGTCTAAACTTATTCCAGTATCCAATGATGGACTTACTAATATAGTAGGGACACTTGATGATTTATGTATATTTAAAATGTCCTCATTCGAAACTCCATCAAGTCTTATTAAAAATCTATCTTGTCCAAAAACTCTTTTTCTAAATTCTTCTGTTATAAGACGAGTATGTGTATGTATTATTCCTTTATAATCTTTATGTTTCTCGCATAAAGATAAACAAACATCTATCATTTCTTTTAAATCTTTATTGTTATTACTATAAGATAAATTATATTTATTTGAGCAAAATATTGGTGATTTTTCTGGATTAAATGGTGAGTCCATTTCTATATAAGAATATTCGTCTTTTGATATTCCCATATTTTTTGCAAATTGTTCGTGATTACTTAATGTGGCGGACATCAACAAAACTCTATCAGCTACTCCAAATATTTCTTTAAATAGTGGTTTTATGTCATATGGAACAAAGACAATTTTATCTGTTTTTCTTTCTTCTATTAAAAAACTACACTCATCCCAATACTCAATAGCTTTCTTCATTGAATTGTGCAATTTAGATAACCTGCTCATTGTTTGAATTTGTTTTTCTTTTATTGCTTCAGATCCCGTTTTCTTAGAAAGATTTATTAAAGTTTTTTTAATGTCTTCTATTTGATCTGTTGTTTGATTAAAAATATCAAACAACCAGTTTCTAGCATGTGACAAATCTTCTGTTTTTATTTTTTTAAAAGAAATATTACAAGACTTTAAAAAAGCATAATTTATTTCTAAAGTAAATTGACCAACAAGTTCTTCTTCTATGCCATCAGCCTCATCACAAATAAATATTTGTCTTTTTTGAAGAAATGGTCGTAGATTAAAAAAACTTCTATAATTCAATACCGACGTCTGTGAGTATATACCTTTATTTTTTGCTTCATAATAAGGACATATGCATGAATTAAAGCATTTATCTTTGGTTTTTTTAGAATATAAACACGGAGCAAAATCTGCTGTTTGTTGTAAGTCCACCTGACATTGATAATTGTTTTTCCCTTTAAAACAATGAAGGTCAGGAAAAAGACTATTATACTGATCTTGTAGAGATTTTGTTATAGTCATTATATATGAACCATAAAGAGGTTTATCCTTATGATCTATGTCATATGGATATTCTCCATTTTGGTTCATTCTATAAATTTGATATGCTAATATATCTCTTTTTCTTTCCTCGTCTATACTATCACTGCTAGTAGAAGCAGCTAATGCAATATGACTTTTTCCTATTCCAGTAGGAAGACATGCTATTACATATTTTTTCCCATTAGACCATGCATTATCTATTTTGTCTAATGCTTCTACTTGTGCGTTTCTAGGTACTGTACCTTTAGGAAAAAGATCAACAAGATTATATTTTTTTAGCATTTTGTATTATGCTATCCAATATATCCATGTTTATTTGTTTTTTCAAGCATAAACAAGGAATGTAACTGAAATCTTGTGTGTTTTTTCCAACATATCCTCTTCCGTAACATTTCTTACAATTAGTTTCTGGCCTCTTTTTAAGAGGAATTTGACCTTCACTTAATAATTTGAAATCTTCTTCCAAAACTTCATAATATCGTCCATTAAATGCATTATAACAAGTAATTGTTTTTTTATTCATTGTTTATGTTTTCTATTAATAAAATATTATTTGTAAATTTAGTATTTTTGCTTTTATTTTTTTCTAGTAATTTTACTAAATCGGATTCTGCCTCTGGAAAGTACTTTGATAATGATTTAATTCTATAATCAAAAAAAAGCAAACCATCATCAAGATGTTCTTCTATTGAAAATGGAATTGGTATTTCTAGCTTTTCTTTTTTATTTTTATTTGTTAGTAAATGAAAAACAATATGGAAATTTCTTTGTGTAAAAAGTTCAATTTTTCCCTTCTTAATTATTTTATTTTTAACTGTGAAAGAAACTGTTCTTTGTAATAAAGATTTACATACATCTTCGAGTTGTGATGATGAAATATTCATTTATTTATAAAATCTTTCTTTTGTGTTTTTGTCATATTTCTTAATCTTTTATCAAAATATTCCCAAAATTGTTTTTGTGGATTAGTTGGAACAGCAACTAATACTGCTACACTTTCTACCGGAATATTTCTCCAGTCTTGATATATAATATCAAAAACAGTTAATAAATTTTTAGATACAGTATCGTATGCAGGAGAATTTTGTGGAAGAGTAAAATTAAAGGTTTTTTTTCCTAAGTCAGAGTTTAATAATCTAATATCTCTTGTGCAAAGCATTCTTCTTGTTGGAAATTTATCAGCTAATTTTAGTCTTCTAATAAATTTTAATTCTACCAAATTGGTTTCACACAATTGCCTTAGACCTTGTAAACTGACTCTAATCATTTTTTAAAAATTTTGGTTCACATATACCAAAAATTCTACTTTCACTCAAAAAAACAACATTTTTAATATCGTTTATATTAGCAGCCTGTATTCCTTTATCGTTTGGAAATACAATAAAATCATTTTGTTTAACGGTTTTACAATTTGGTCCGGCTAAAATAACCTTACCAACTCTCCATACAAAATTAACAGTATTTATAGGAACCCATAAACTTCCTCTTTTAATTTCTGTTCCGTCTTCATTAACATCAATATATTGAACCATCAATATATCATCCAAAACATTGGTTAGTTTCCATCCATCTAGTTCTAATGCGTGTCCTTGGTATTGTTCAAGTTGAACAAGTCCTCCTATTTTATCTTCCAGGTTATTTGGTCTTTGTATCATATATTTTATTTAGTAAGCCTTTTCAGTTCTTCAATAAGTTTATTTTGAATATCAATTTCTCTTTTTGAGCATTCTCTAAAAGAAATATCATCAGATATTTCCTGTTTTTGTAATTTTGTTTTCTTTTTCTTTATATAAGAAAATCTTTTGTTATTTTTAGGTAAAACAACACGTAAAAACTTAGAAACAGAAGAAATATCAGAATAAAACGAATAGTTTCTACTCCATCTATTTAAAGTTTCATTTATAATCAAAGAATTTTCTATACTAGACATAGAAAGCCATCTATTAACAAGAAAAGTTGATGGTAAATCCATATTTAAACTATTATTATTTTCTTTTTTAAGAATCCAATCTAGTAACGGAAAAAGACCTTCTTTTTGAGAACTCATAGAGTTTTTATCTTATCAAGAAATGCTAATTGTGTCAATTCATAAAAATTAGTATCTATCATTGAACATAAGTTATCTTTTTTTTGTTTATCTAATTCTAATTTAGAGCAATTTAATCCTATAAAACCTAGAGATAAATTATTTTCTGGTTCCCTTGTTAATGAAACAACATAATCATTAATATTATCTTTAATATCAAGATATTCTTTGATTTTTAATAACAATAGTTGTTTAAAAAAATTATTTCCCAGTAAATTTAAGCTTGGTATTTCCCAACAAATGTTTATTGATTCTTCTATAACAGGATAAACTTGATTATATACAATTTCGTCATATTCTATGTTTATAGAGCCTTCGAATATTACAACAACTCCTGTTGGTTTATATTTTTCTTTGTAAAAATCATAACCAAATCTGCTTTTTAATAGTGAACCATTAAATGTTATTTTATTATTAGTGTATATCATTGTTTTCTATATTCTTTTTTAAAAATTTCGTTGCTTTGTTTCCAATCTGATGACATCATACTATCACCTAAACCATGATGAACAACATGAATAGGTAAAACACCAACAGAGATTTTGTTTTTATTACATTCTAAACAAAAAGCCATGTCATAATGGTGAAATTTAAATTTTTCATTAAATCTTGCTTCTGTGTTTTTTATTTTTTCTACGTTTATTGATATGAATAGACCATCAATTATTAGTGTTCTTTGTTTTGTTGGTCCAAAAACAGTTGTCCAATAGTTATCATTTGAATAATGCATAACTTCTCCAACAAAATTTTCTCTTTTGCTACAAAGGTGCCATGCCAAGTGTTGTTCGTCTAGATTGCATGTTTTGGTTCCTGCTAAACCAGTCACTATATATGGTGAATTGTTTAGTTTTTCTACTAAAAAAGGATCTAATAACTCGACATCATCATGAACAAACAATAAAATAGAGTTTTTATATGAATCATTGTTTATAAATGAATTATATACTTCTGACAGACCTCTTTTATTATCTTTAACTATTTCGAATGTAAATTCTTCTTGTGAATATATTTTGTTGAGTTTTTCTAGTGAGGGAAATATTGGTCTTTTTTGAAAATCCTCTATTGTTTTAGATAAAGTGCATATTATTGTTACTATTTGTTTCATTTTTAATGTAATATTTTAACATATAGAATAAATATTTCAAGTTTTTAGACATAAAAAGAGTAAATATAAATATTATTTGTATAAAATGAAAAATATTAAAACTAAAGATAAAGTTCAAAATTTTATAAAAAGAAACAAGAATTCTGATTTATTAGAATCAAATTCTGTTTTTGCTAAACATTTCTTGTTTTCCTTGCTAAAAGAACAAGAAGAAGACCAATTAGTTCCCGCTGGTTCAGCTGCTTCTAATTTAGAGAAAAAAACACCCGAGAATTTTACACCAGAAACAAATAAACAAGACTTTGAAAACTCTTTAGAACCATCTACAGATAAAGAAGAATTTAATGTTGATGGAATTTCCACTCAAGTACACATTGAAAATATCAAAAAAATTAAAAATTTTTCTGATAAATTAGATGAATTTGCATCATTTTTAAATGACCCTAATAGTGTTGATAGCTTACATAAGATTTTATCAGATAACGATAAGCCAGGTTCTCTTCTAAGAGGTATCACCAGAAAAACATCTGATGGTATCACTAGAGTTGCAGGAGAAATTGAAAAATTAAAAGAAGTTTTAAATTCTTTCATTATCTTAGCTCCTAAAAAATTAAGAGACACCGAAACTGTAAGTGCAAATGGCTAAAAGTTTTTGGGATACAAATTGTTTATGATTATATTATAATCAATTTGGTTAATATCATCTTTAACACACCATTCATTTAGATCTTTATATTTGTTATCTAAAGACCAAAAATAAACAGTTTCTTTCATTTCCAGTAGTTCTTGTGTTTTCTTCATTGAAGAATCATCTATTCTAGGATTGTCCAAAATCCATATCCTTTTATGAAAAGGATATCTAGAAAGTTGTTTCTTTTGTAATGCTGTTATATTAAGACCAGCTATTCCTACTCCATTTTTAATAAACATAGAATCAATCGGTCCCTCTGTTAAAAAAATATATTCTAGATCAGAATCTATATTAGATATATTAAAAACAGACTTTTCTGCTCCTGATTTTCCTAGATACTTTGGATTGCTATCATCTAAACACCTAGTTTGATAAAAAACTATTTCCTTTTCATCATAAAATGGTAAACAAAGTCTGTTTTTATGGACAAAATCAGAAATACTAAAATAATAATTTTTACATTTGTTTATTGCTATATCTAATTTTCTTTCTTTTACATATGAAAGACATTTTTTAACCTGTTGATTGTTGTTATAAAACGATAATTGATTATTATCAGATAAATTAATACTATCAAAAGGAAGATGTTGTGGTTTTCTTTTGAGGTCGCTTGTGGTTTTGTTAAACAAAACTTCTGATGAATCTGAATTTTCTATAATTTCTTGTTTTATTTCATCTATATCTGAATTAGAAACTTCGGATATCCAATTAATAGCATTCCATGACTTGGAGCAGTTAAAACAATAAAAAGATTTTGTTTTTGGATAAAAAAACAACCTTTTCTTTTTCCCTAAACTTTTTCCTTCTTTACATATAGGACAACCGGCATTATACACTCCATCAAACTTTTTATATGTCGGATTATGACTATAAGTGTAAAATTTATTTAAAATAAAAGAGTCAGGAATATTCATCCTGACTCTTTTATACTACTGTTTTAATGTAAAGTCAACTATATTACCATCCAGATCTTTCGAAATCAGTATCTCCCTGTGTTGTTCTTCTGAAAGTATCGGCAACATCTTCGTCTTCGTCTTCAATACCTCTTTCTCTGAAAGGAATTCCTGTTTCGATTTCATCATCTTCATCAGAAGCAGATGCTAAAGAATCAACAATACCAGATTCTGTATTAATTTCTAATTTACCATCTTCGGTTTCTACTATTTCTTTCTTTGAAATAAGACTGTTAATGATATTATTTGCAACTTCTGGTTCTCTTCCCATTCCGCTTTTTCTTGATAAGAAATCCACGGCTTCTTCTCTAGATACAGTATCACTTGCTTGGATAAACTTCAACAATGATTCTTCTGCTGCTGATGTTGGTTTTTCCATACCAGAATCCATGGATTCCATGTCATCTTCACTTTGCGAAGTTTCTTCTGGTTGTGTTTCTATATGAGTGTCTTTCATTTTTTGGAATAAAGTAGTAAATTTAGCACTCCATCTAGTTGCTAAAACTGACATTCCTTCTTTAAACCCTTTAAATCTACCTCTCATTACACCATCAATAATTGTCTTTAATTCGGAATATGGTAATGTTTCTACTCCTTCTGTACTTAGTTCTTCTACATGAGTATTAATTTCATCAAGGATAGACTTGATTTGATCAGCAGTAAGATTTCCTAGATATCCTTGTTCTTTCCATCTTTCGATAAAGGGTGAAATAGCTGATTTATAATCATCTGATTCTAAATCGGATATTTTTTCAGATAATTTTTTTAGATCAAATGCTACATTTCCATATCTTTCTTCATTAGATATTGTTCCTTCATTAAGGAATGATTCAATCAATGTGTCAAATTTTAATTTTTTCATATTATTATTTACAATCTATTTATCTTAATTAATTCCAGTTAACAAACTTTGATCTTCTCCATAAGGAGTTCCGTTTTCTGTCAAATATAATTGAGTAACCTTTATTCTTTCTTCTGGTGAACCAAATATATCAATAACAGCAGGGCAATCTTCTGATGGAAAGATTTTACCCTCGCTCTTATGATAAGAAGAAACATAAGATTTAAAAATATTATCTATTTCTTCTCTATAAGTTACATCAGTTTCTCTTGTTTCTTTTTGAGAAATTTCAACAGGAGCTACTTTTGTGATAGGTATAAAAAACAAAATATCATATAATTTTAATGTTTCTCTTACGATAATCCTGCTTTCATCAAGAAATTTTTCAGAAACCTTATCATTTAAAAATAACCAAGTTGTATATACTAGATTATCTAATACACATCTATCAAAGATTACATTATCTTTTTTTGAATATTCAATAGCCTGATCTACCAGGGCATTTAAAATATTTTTTTGAGATTCTTCTGTTCCTTCTTTGTTTATATGATTTTTATCTAAAAAATCTCTATATGTTTTTTCTGGTGTTTTATAGTTCTTCCAAGTTTTTAAAAAATCTTGGATATATGTTGTTTTTCCAATACAGGAAGTTCCGAAGACGGCTATTTTCATAAATTAAATATCTTCTTTTAAGAGTTCTGGAAATTTTGAAAGAATTTGTGTTGTTATAGAATCAAAAATTTCATTATTATCAGATAATAATGGATTATGAACATAAACATTTTCTATTTTTACAGAATTGTTTTGTGTTCTAATTAAAGATGCTGTTTCAATCATTTCGTCAATATCATTTTTGTCCCAGTCTGAACATACATCACACCCAGACGAAAAAAGTAAACTTTCAATTATATATTGCGCTTGTTTTTCTGAAATTTGTAAATTAATCATTTTTTACGTGATTAACACTACATTGAATTTATTATATTGTCAAATATTTTTTTCTGCTGGTATTGTTCTCAATAAGTCTTCTATTAAATCCGATTTTGTTTTTAAACTGTCTGCATTAACCTCTCCTCCGGATAAATCTGATATAATATTTTGAACTGTATCATCTTCTCTGTTTAAGAGTGTTAATAATTTTATAATTTTTTTTATCCAATCTACGTTTATACTATCTTCTTCTATATTTTTGAGTTCTGATGGTTCGTTTTCAGCAATTTGAGGTTCCATTTGAGGTTCAGCTGTGGATTGATCTTGTGGTTGCTCTGGAACTTGTTGATTTTCTTGTTCAGATAACAATGTTTTTCTTATTTTTTCGTATGTATTGTGAAAAGAACTCATATTTTATATTTACTATTATTATGAATAATTTCACAGATAAATATATAAATAAATTATATGCAATACATCAGCACCGAAGGTTTATTAATAGATACCATTAAAAATGAAACAAAAATTTTAGGAAAAACTAATACAGTAGAAGTTTCTTCTGGAAGTTTTTTAGGTGGAAATAACACAACAAAACAAAATTCAATTTCTTTTGGTGGAAGAAATATACAAACAACTGATGGGTCTGTTTCTTATGGTGGTTCATCTTCTAGTTCATCAACAAGTTCTGTTATGATATTAGGAGAAAATAGTTCTATAACAAACAATTCTATTGGTATAGGTGCGAAAAATACTATATTAAATGCTGTAAGTTCAGTTTCTATAGGCGGAAACAATATTAATATAAACAAAGCAGTAAATTCACCACAAGTTGGATTAGGTGTTATTAATATTGGTGGTTTAAATAATAAAATTGGAAGTGACAGTATAGTTATAGGAAGCAGTGGAGTTGAAATAGATAATAATTCTATTTCTATAGGTGGGTTTGGAAATAAAAACAATTCTTATAATAATGTTGTTTTTTTAAACACAAGAAAT